GTCTCTGTCTACTCTGATACAAAGTGCCGCAAGGCGCTTTGCGAGCCTCTCCAAAGACGCACGACCGCTCGACTTACCGATCGGGCGGATGCGTTTTGGAGGAGGGCTCTTAAACAGAGCAGACCGCTTGGTTCTCGGCGGTCTTCCCGAATCATCGACTCTCCGTACTTCACCGCCGGCATAGAGGAAGGAGCGTGTTACCGCGCTCTCCCTATGCACGATGAAAGAGGAGAGGAGTACAAGTTCACCCTCAGGGTCCGGATGGAAACCGGGCGCCATGAGTACGAGATCACGGTGCCTATAAAAGGCACCCTGAGCTCGAGGAACTTGTACGAGACGTTTCGGGAAGTGGCCCGCCTCTCTGAAAGGTCTCTTGACGGCGAGGTCCAAGCCCAATCGAAGTGCGTCCACACCGCTGCAGGCAGCGGCGAGACGGCAACGAACGGACTTGGAAACCGCCAACCCTCTACCAGTGTAACCGAGACCACCAACGCTTGCTGGGAGGTGCAAGCGTGGATCTCGGTGGACCCACGGGAAGAGGGTCCTTACAACCCGTTCAGACCTCCTAAGACCCAACCGATTCACGAAGTCGGAGGCCACAGGAGGCTGCCTACAACCCGGGGGGGGGATAGGCGGCGGGAAGTAAGAAGAGACCTTCCTAACGCCGTTCTTGTCTGGGGCGCCAGCAAAACCCGCAAACTCGCAAAAGGTGTAAGCCCTGGACGAGTAGAAGGTTTTGCTGACGTTAACGACACCGCCGACGGCCTCCACTGCCAGTGCGTAGTCAAAGGACTGCTCACTGGCTTCCACAGTGGAGAGGCCGACGGCGTCGTCGCCGTGGGTGACGGATGCAGTGAAGGCATCGGTCGCCCACGAATTGACCCAGGAAAGAACGACGAAGGAGAGAGGCGTGCCCATCGGACTGCCCCTCTTCGATACCCACGGCTCAAGTCCTGGGTAGCTCCATTCATGAAGAACGGAGGTACCCATGCCCCACCTGGCAAGCTCGAGGTCCGAGGACCTGAGCAAACCAGAGGAGACAAGAGCCGTGAGTACGGTGTCAATCGTGCGGTGGGTGAGGCCGTCCGTGGCCCTGGACAAGTCCAGGGAGGCGAACAGCTCATCCTGCCGGACGAGGCTCAAAGGTGTGGGGACAGAGGAATCCACGACTTTCCAGTGCTTCTTAGGAAGCAACTGCGCAGAAAGGCGGATCCATGTTCCCTCCACAAACACGAGTGCTCTAGGGACACCAAGAGCACGGTGTTTGAGGCCCTGGCTCCGGAGAACCGTCATCTTCACGGAGGGTGTTTGACCACCCGCGCGAAGACGGCGGAGCTGAAGGACGCCCAGGCACCTAAGACCCTCGTCGTCAAGGCCAGCAGAAAGCTCGTCGAGGCCGAACCACTCGCGGAACCTTCTAAAACAGAAGGTGCCAAGCGAGTCCTGACCGAACGAGCCAAACTCTCTCCGGAAGTGGATCAAGGGGTCACCCCCCTGTTCCACCAAACCGATGAGAGCCTCCTGGCCCTGATCACGAAGATACCCATCCAAACCGCCACGAGCGCCGGAGCGCTCGTAGCAGGAGGATGTCGAAGAGGGAAGGCTCCTCGGCTCTCTTGGCACAGAGTTAATGGCCTTACAACCATTGACAACGTGCTCCCGAAGAGAGCGAAGAGCCCAGTCC